TTAGCATAAATTTTACTACCAGCAGAAACGGCTAATTTAATTGCCGATAACCACATAACCTAGTACCATTTAGCTTGAACAGGTTTTTTATCCGCTCTCATAGCTTTTGTTCCTCTAACAGTTACTGTTTGAGTTTCAAAAGGGTCTGTAGCTTGGATTGTAACGCCACCTGTTTTGTATCCATCTTTACCAACGCCTAATTCTGGAACAGCTTTAGGGTCTTTTGCTTTTTTGATCATAGTTTTCTCCTTAATGTAATTTATATCTAGTTTTTCTTAAAATTTCTACCGAAATCGTGACGTTTACTAGCATCAGCCATTTGTTGTTTAGCTAATGACACGCCTGCTCTTAAATTTGCTAGTTCTTCGTTCTGTTCTAGCTTTTCATCGTGCTGTTGATCGTTCATCATCGCTTTCATCTTATCAAGATTGATTCTTTCTTGACCTTCTTCTTCTTTTCTTGCGTTTTCCATCGCTTTTAGGTCAACTTCTCTTGATTTAATCTTTAATAATGGGTCTCCAGCGAACTCACCAGTGATTTTTTCTTCTTCTTTAGCGTAATCTTCTTGCATTTCAGCTACTAACTGCGCTTTTCTAGCTTCAATAGCGTTTGTTATCTGTTGAACTCGTTGTTGCTGCTGCATCATCTGTGGATTTTGCATCATACCTTGTGCCATCGCAGGATTTTGTGCTCCCATTTGTTGCATTTGTGCTTGAATCATTTGTAATTCTTGTAATTCTTCTACAAATTCTATTTGAACTTGTTCTTGTGCCATTAAACTTATGTGTTCAAGTATATTTTTTTGCATTGCAGCCATAACTATAGGATTATTTTGTACCATATTTAATCTCATAAAGTTTAAGTGTGCATCAATGTGAGCTTTGTGGTCTTGACCAGGGAAAGCTTGAAATGGTTTTTGTGACATTGCTAAAATATGTTCTAATGCAGGGTCCATCGGCATTGGTTGTGCCGGTGGAGGTAAGATTGCATTAACATTTTTCACACCCAGCGCATCGTACATAGATCTGTACGCTTGGTACATATTATGCATTTGAGGATTTGATTGCGCTAGTTGTAATTGACTTTGTGCAATAGATATTCTTTGCGTCTGTGAGAAGATGTTTGGATCTGCTACAGGTAATATATCTATTCTATCATCAAAGTCTTGTACTTTAATTTCTCGTCTTGCACCAGGAACATCGTAAGGATAAACCGGTGGTAAGTATGTTTTAAATACTTCTGCTAATAATTTAAATTCTTCTTTTAAACCTACGTATAATCTTTTGTGAATCGCAGACATAACTCTAGAGCCACGTTCTAATAGTGCAACTGTAGTTCCAACTGCAGCTTGTTGATTCATATCACCAACTTGCATATCAGATATTGCTGCAAATCTTTGACCTGCAGAAACTACAACACCCATTAATTGTAATAGTGTTGCATCAGGTCCTTTGAAAGGTAAAGTCATAAACTGATCTTTAATATTTCCACCAGGTGCATCTACATCTCTAAACTCACCAGGTTGTAATGGTTGTGCATCATCTCTAACTCTAATACCACGTGACTTAAATCCTGCTGGTAAGTTTGCTAAAGTTCCTGCGTCCAACAATTGTCTTAACGCTGCTGTTGCAGTTCTAGTTAAACCACCAATCATATGAATTAAACCAAAACCATAAAATCCTGTGCCAGGTAAAAATTTAAATTGTACAAAGTAATTTATTTTATTTTTTCTAGGGTCTTCTGCTTTGTAATTTCTTCTTATTGATAAAACTTTACTGTTAGCTTGTGCAACAGTAATAACATATGGAAGTTTAATTCCAGTAGGCTCACCATCTTCTCCAACATCTTCGTAACCTTCTAAATCTAAATTAGTATGTATTTCATACAAAGTGTATTGATCTTCTTGGCCATCTTTTTGAATTCCTTCAAGCTCTAATTTTTTATCTTCTAATTGATTTTCTGTAACAGGTGGTTCACCTAATTCTATGTCTCTATAAAAACCATTGACTTGTTGTTTTCTTAATTCGTTTTCTGAAATTTTAATTACGTGAATAATTGCTTCTGCATCTTCTAAAGAGTTTGCAGAGTAAGGTACAATCAAATCATCGGCTGGTACAAATTTTGATACCGCCCTACCTAAAAGATCGTCGTAATAGACTTTCTTAAAGGTAGATCCGGAAAGAGGGAGGTAAAAAAGCATTTGATCAAACTCTGGCTCATATTCTTTCATCTGATCCATAATCTGATAGTTCATAAAATCTTTTACCCGTTTTGCTTGTTCTTCTTTTGGAATATTTACATCACCCAAAATTTGAGTTCGTACTGGTCCGTCAGAAGGAAGCAATTCTTTGTAAGCTTGCGCTTGAAACTGTGTAACTGATTCAGCAAGTACAGGGTGATTAACACCTGATGCACCTCTGAATGGTTCTGTTCTTCTTTCGTATTTAAAACCTAAAAGTTCTAAACCATTTCTGTAAGTGTCTTCCCAATCACTACGAGATTCTTTGTACTCGTTGTATTGTTCGATCATTTTATTGCCTAGTGGATCTAAAACGTTATCTTCTAAAGTTTCTGCAAGGTTTGCAAAATGATCTTGAGAAGGATCTATGTTTACATTAGTTGGATCAAAAGAAACTTCTGCTCCACCCATCTCGTCCATCTCTACTTCAACAGGTCCTGTTGGAGTATCAATAACTTCTGCTGCTTTTTTGTTTTCAATCTCAACAATCTCTTCTTGAGTATTGTCTTCGTTTACATTTGGTAATGGTTTATCTATAGTGGCCATTTGGCTATTCTACCTTCTTTTAAATAATGATTCAACACCTGACTCGCTAATATCAGGTATTTTGATTACTGTCAAACTTACATCTCCGTCGATAGAACCACCATCGGCTTGTTTAGTTCTGTTCATATCCTTAATTATTCTTAAAACTTCATCTGGTCCTTTACCTTTTCTCATCATTGCAAAAGCTTCATCTAATGTTGCTAATACTTCTGCTTTTCTTTGTGGATTGTTATCTATTAAAATACTATCTAATAAATCGTCTGTTATTCCTGGATATCGAGCTTTTAACTCTAATCGTTCTGTCATTTGAGGTGCCATTTCTCTTGCTATTCTTAAATCCTCTAACTCTTGTACTTCATCACGAGTTATTAGTTTTGATTCTCCTGAAAGTTCTGCTTCCTCAAGTTTTTTTTCTAAAAATTTTTCTCTGCCTTTTTCTCCAGGCTTTGGATCTAATCTCCCTGCTTTGTATTGTTGATACATATATTTTGTTTCATCTTCTGATTCTTTTAATAGTCTTCTTGCATCAGCAAGTGTACCATCCCAGTTATAATAGTCCTCTGAAGGATCTAAACCAAATTCGTCTGCAAACTCTCTTATTTCTTCATCCGTCATTTGTTTGTTTGGATTTGGATTTCTTGCTTCAAAGTCGTCAAATACTTTTGATTTGCTTTCTACTTTGTCAGCAGTTGTAATTGCATCATCGCCAAATTTACTTTTAATAAGTTGCAGTGCTGCTTGTAGACCTTTTGGTACACCACCTCTAAACATTCCAACTCTACCACCTGCTGCAAAACCTTTTTTACCTTTTAAAAACTTTTCAAGGTTTGTAATACCACCTGTAATTTCTTCTTGTACATCTTTGTAATATTCATCTCCACCCATTTTGTAAACTTCTTCATTTTCAAGAAGTTCTGTGTATCCTGGACCGACCTCTATATCTTTTACAAGTTCTGCTCCAGCTTTTGTACCTTGGTCTGTATCAAAGTATACAGAACTGCTTCCACTACCTACATCTACATCAACTGTAATGTCTGGTCTATCTGGGTGTTTAAAAGTTTGAATTCTATCTGACTCATTAACTAAAGTTCCTTCGTCCATAACTTTCTTAATTACAGAGTTAAAAAAATCTACACCTTGACTTGCAACTTGCTCAATACCTTCACGCGCACCTTCAGTTTTAAATACGTTTACGTATTTACCAATAGCGGGTGCACTTGCTAAAGCAATCAATCCTTTTATAAAACTTCGTCTATTCATCTTTGTTAAATAAGTTATATATCATACCTTCTTGGTTTTGATAGTTTTTATAAGCATCATAGCCTGACATTCCTAATCCTAGTGCTAGTCCTGGTAATCCTAAAAATCTTGATGCTCCTGCAATCATTTTTGGACTCATACCCATTCTTAAAATCTGTCCTGTAATTCCTGGTCTTGCTGCACCTACATTGCTTAAGTTAAAATAGTTTCTTGCACCTTCTAACATTGTTCGTTTAGGTGCATCTTTTACAACTCCAGAAAGTTTTGATAATGGTTCCATTAATGAAACACCTAATGCAGGTCCTAACGGATCTGTTAAAATGTCTGTCATCGTTTCACCTTCTTCTAGTCGTTTAGTGCCGATTGCTCCTTCGTATAAACCTGTAAGTAATGGTGTTCCAAAAGTTGTAAGCACTGGTCTCAACGCACCACTAATTCCAAGTGCAGATCTAACTCTACCTCTACCCAAATCTCTTGCAGCTTTGTAAGCCCCTGGTACTTCTTGTGCAGCAAAACCAATAGATGTTCCTGCTGTAACTTTTAATGGGTTATCTTTTATATATTCTAAAATTTGATTTTGGTCTGCTTTTTGATCTGTGTTTGCATTTACAATTGATCCCTGTGTAGCGTCATATTTAAGTGGTTCACCGACCGTGGGTTGTTTAATTTGTGGTT